TCTCCCCAATATATAGCCAATTGATGAGAATGTCATCTTCAAGTGCTTACGGCAAAGGAAGGAAAACATATGACGAGCATACACCACGGATTGTTTTCTCAACGATGAAATCACAAGATCAGGTGTGACATCGTAGGCTTGACAACAAACTCTCATTGCATCTGTCCAGTCAGCATCAATGCTATTCAAATCGCACTTGGGTTGAATGATTTCTTGTTTAAGCCTTTTAATTTCTTTGTCGTGTTTGACGGTTATGTCTGCAATCTGTAGACGCAATCTGCGAATCTCTTGCTTCAGGTTGTGGGTTTCTTGGTAGGGGTTCATAACAGATTTAATTCATCAAGGTCACTTATAACCATAGTTGAATACCATTCTTCACCGAGTTCATCCCCACCTTTGTCGATGTGTTCAATTCTCATAATGATTTCGTCTTGTCCATCGTGCCATCCACCGCTATAGGAATGTACGATTAATTTTTTTAATTGTTCTTCAGTTAAAGTTATTGTTTTCATTAGAATGTGATTTTACATTTGTTACACTTATGTTTGTTTACGGTTTTGAGCAACCATACCTTCCCAAGTTGATTACACTTTGGGCATTTTGGATGTTCCGCAAGTACGATTGAATCATAGACGGATTGCCAGTACTCGTGACCTTGTGGCGTTTTATCCCATTTAAACGCATCCAAGAGCATATCTTGAAGGGTGTTATAGCATTGTACCTTTTTATCCTTTTCAACGAGTGAGATGAATTCTTTGTACATTGGCAATTCCTTTGCTTTTGTTCGCAGTTGGTTGAATCTGCGGTAGTCAATTATTTTCATTGAGTTCTTGTATTATTTCAAAAAGGCTATACGCGATTTGTGGAACTATTGCATTCCCATATCCTTTGATTGATTCTTGTCTCCACTTTGAAAAGGTAATTCCGTCCAGTTTACGGGAAATCCCATCATCTCCGCCACAAACCGGGGATTGAGTTGGGAATTTTTCCCAATTGATTCCGCCAATATAGGTGCTACATCGTTTAGTTTTGCTCCAAACTTTATTCCCGTGTTGTCCGATGTTCTTCTCCAATTGCCATTCGCTCCTTGAGAAATTTGATCTCTCCTCTTGGGAGATCCCTCCGTATCCGATACCGATGGTGTTGGAAGAAATCCCCTTTGATAAATAAATCCCGTCAGCACTTCCTGTGCAAGTGTTCCCGAATTCCCGAATCTCTGTTCTTTCTTGCTCATTCCTTCGGTATATGCATCCGCTGAACAAGGGGTTTTGAGCAATAAACCAGCATCTGTCTCTGCGATGCGGTGCGTTTTTGGCACAAGCTGGAATAATAAACGGTTGAACTTCGTACCCCTCACCTTCCAAGTCAACGCACACCTGGTTGAATACCAATCCCCCATCAATATTCGTGATACCATAAACATTTTCTGCGATGACATATTTGGGTTTAATCTCTTGAATTGCTCGTAGCATTTCGCCCCACAAGTAGCGTTCATCATCTGTGCCTTTTCTTTTCCCGGCAAGGCTGAAGGGTTGGCAAGGGAATCCTCCAGTAAGAATGTCAATTTTGTTTGCATATTTTTTAAAGTCAGTTTTACATATATCAATGTGACTATCCGCATTTGGAAAGTGATAGTCCAATACTTTTCGTGGGAACTCCATCCATTCGCAATGAAATACATTCTCCCATCCCATCCATTCGGCAGCGAGATCAAACCCACCTATTCCGCTAAACAATGACCCGTGTTTCATATCTTCTCTTTATAACTGGTATACATTCCTTCAAAGTATGTCGGTATTGTGACGCACTCTCCGTTTCGGTTCTTTGCGATAATCAACTCCGCTTCTTCCATTTCAGATTTCTCTTGCTCATAGTACATTGGTCTAAATGGAAACATCACGATGTCGGCATCTTGTTCAATTGCACCTGATTCCCGAAGGTCACTCAACATCGGTCTCTTGTCTGCTCTCTCTTCACTCTTGCGTGATAACTGTGCAAGAATCATCACCGTGATTTTGAGTTCCTTTGCAAGAAGTTTCAGCGTTCGTGATATCTCTGCAATCTCTTGTTCACGGTTTGTCTTTGTTCCTTTGATCAACTGGATGTAGTCAATCACAAGCAAGTTCAATCCCTTAGTTGATTTGTGAAGTTTGGCTTTGGCTTTGATTTGTCCGATGCGAGAATCAACATCATCATCAATAAAAAACTCAATCGTTTGTCTGTTGGCAATGTCACACACTTGAAGAATTTCATTCTCTCTCAATTGTCCGTTGCGAATCTTCCAATTGGCAATGTCTCCGATCAGGGAAATGTATCTCTTTGCAAGTTGCTCATTGGACATCTCAAGTGAAATGAACAAAGCCTTTCCTCCAATCTGTGCAAACTCTTTTGTCAATGTCAAAGCAATTGCCGTCTTACCCATACCCGGTCTTCCAGCAACTACAATCAAATCACCTTCGTTGTACCCACCAATGTACTTGTCAAGGAATCTCCATCCGGTTTGCTTACCCGTTAAGTTGCCACCGTTCTGTGCATTGAATACAATTTGATCAACGACCTTGTTGGTCACCTTCACAATACTGGATGGTTCTTTATGAGTTGAGAAGGTTGTGCGTTCAACTACATTTTGAATGTCGGTAACAAGCTCATTCAATTCCTTCGTGACATCTAATGACAAAACGCCTTCAACAACTTGCTTCTTGATGTAATCGTGTTCCAATTGCATCAGGTGTGGTTTAATGTCTGTGATGCCCGATGCCTGTTGTTGAAGTTGGATAATCTCAATCACTTGAACTCGGTCAAAGTGTTTGGATAAACTCACATAGTCAATGGCTTCGTTGTTGTAGTACATTTCTGTCATAACCTCAACCAATTTGGATGACATTGAATCCGTAAACCAGTTCTTGTTGATTCTTGGTAAGAAGTGTTTTGCGTCATCGTAAAACAACATATTTGATAGGATGATTCTTTCTGTGTTCATAGGGTTGCAATTTTAGGTTTGTTTGTTTTGATTTCCTCGGTTTGAAGATTATTTAATTTCCAAGTTCTTACCGATGCTTTCCAATCTTTCATTTTGTTTTTACCAACTAACCAACCGTTTGATTCATAATGAGACATCCATCTTTCGGAGATGTCATTCATTCCTTGTTCTTTCATATAAGTTTTAACATCTTCAATGGTGGGTTTCTTAAATACTTTTTTATCAGTTACAGTATCAGTATCAGTTACATTATCAGTATCAGCTTTTTTGGGTTCTTCAAAAAAGGCTTGGGTTTTTTGGGTTTCGTTGGCTTTCTTTGGTCTACCACCTTTTGAACCGTTAGCACTTTGTTTCTCAATGTAATCCTCGTATTTCACCAAATCCCTTTTTAATTGCGTTTTAATGGGTTCAAATGCAATTGACAATAGTAAGTCATCACACGGTGGATTTTCATCGTTCACATAAGCGAAGATGTGTTTAATTAATTTCCCAGCAATTTCATCAGGGAGTTTGTTGAATACCCCTTGTTGGTCACAATAAAGGATAAATGATTTCTTATTTTTTGCCATAAAAAAATCCCTCTCAAATTGCGGTGGTAGAAGCACACACAACTCAAAAGGGATAAAAGGGTTTTAACTTTCGGTATCTTCTACATACCAGTTAACGATACAAATATACTAAATTCAATCTACATTGCAAAAACATTCAAAGGATGGATCATTATCCCATAGACCTAATTGAGATTGTGCCTTGTCTTTGATTTGCTGATAACTGATTTCTTTTTTGAATGTGGCTGATTGTTCTTTGTTAATCCACCAATCAAACAATTCAGGTTTTTCTTTGGCAATAATTGCAAGTTTACCTTTGCCCTTTAGGAAACAACAATCACAGTTCCCGTAAGGTTCGTTTACCATCAAATCAAATGGTTGTTGTTTCCACCAATTTAATACATCTGCTTTTGTTGTCTTCCATTTTACCAAAGGCAATTCAACATCCAAATCCGTTGCGTTTATTTTTGCCCATCTCCTCGGTTCATCATATCGGATGCCATTGTAACTCGTGTAATTTTCAATACCAATACTTTTCAAATATCTTTTTAAAG